TCATTGCAATGTTTTTTCTAAAATTTCTCTTCCTTTTTCTCGATAGGACATATCCCCAATAGATTGAATAGAAAATGTTCCATCTTCAAAATCAACGACTGAGACACTACCATTATCTAAGCCTAAACTACGAGGGGTACTATGGTCGATTAACCATAAAAAAGTCGCAATAGTCATCCCATGACTGACAACAATCGCATTACCTCCCCCAATATCCTCTATTTTTTTAGCTATAGCAGTGAAGCCTGACAGAATACGGTTACTCAATATTGCCCACGGTTCTGCCCAGCCAGCCGTATCAACTTGACAAATCAAATTAGCAATTTCTTCGTGTGTCAAATGGCTCATATCTCCGTTTGAAACTCGAGGCAGAACGCCATTAAAAAGGTCGCCATCATATCCTCCATCCAAACTACCAAAGCACCACTCGCGGATTCGTTTATCTCTCGTATAGGGAATATTTTCTTGTTGCACTTCCCTGAGAATAATTTCCATAGTTTGTAAAGTACGTCCACTATCACTAGAAAAAGCCTCTTTAAAACTAATATTTGAAGCCTTTAGTCCCCAACCAAGCTCTTTAATCCCGAGTTCTCCAAAAGTAGTTAAAGGAGTATCACTCCACCCCTGAGCACGACCAATTGTATTAAACATTGTTTTACCATGACGAGCGATATATAAACGAACTTTACTCATACTGACACCTCACAAGCATTTTATTATATTATAACAAAAAAGAACCTTAATATGGTATCATTTGCTATCATTGCCCAATCACTTGATAAATCAACATTTTACAACCTTACATTATCTGGTCAATTACACTGATTTTAAAAACAACGTAGTAAATAACGTAGTAATTTTTGCGCTGGGGAGCATCTGATTTTTGGACTTGGAAAAGTCTTTTTTTATTTATCTAATTCCATCAACACTTCTTCCACTTTTTCCTCTGTCGCAACTTCCCACAATCTTACAGGCTCACCAGGTAACACATAATCAAATATCTTTCCGTTCTTACGCACAACCATCACTGTATCACTGCTGATATATCCTTTTTCAATCGCTTCTTTAAACTCATCTATATATAACATATTTTATCCTCCACTTATCTATTCGATAAAAAATCCTAAAAATAGACAATTTTAAATTTTTCTGTTCTGATAGACAAAAAAATAACCGCTCATTTAATGAGCGGTTAATATTTATTTCAGTTTTTCTTTGACAGCATCTACTGCTACTTTCAGGCGATTCTTGCTACTGTGATTATCTCATGATTATGCGAGTGTGTCAATAGAGGTAATCAGCACAAAAGGTATGTTCTAAATCCAAGTTATTGATTTTATAGCAGTATGCCGAATTCGCTTGTAGAGGTTGTTTCGGCTCTCATGCAACGTAGCTGGCCTAAAGACCCCTGTCTCATCTCTTTTTAATCCTACAACAACTAATTTCTTCTTGTTGTCTTTATAAAAAACAACACTCAATTTCATTGTATTTTTAGTTAAATCCTTATCTAAAATACAGACGTTAACTCTAAACTGATAGAATATTTCATATAAAAAATTATAATTATCGACTCTAGGAAGAACTTCTCTAAAATTTGGATGTTTTGAATAATTCGATAAGAGGAAAACATCTGCTTTCACAGCTTCAACCCAATTTGTTGCGCGATACTTTGTTTTCAACTTATGAATACCTAGAAGATGATACAAATCTCTTATATCAAATAAAATCATAAATTCGGGTAAATGCTTAAAATTAGTCTCAACTTTACACCTTTTCCCACAAAAATTTAGCTCATAATCATTAACTATTTCTTTGAGATCCACTATCAAAAAACTTTCTACAAAATAAAAAAAGCACGGACCGGAAATATCCTCCGGTCAGGGCTAACGATTAGAGGTGCAAAACTCTAACTCTCTATTGTGCTTCTTAGGCTTATCGCAAGAGAACAGTTCTTAAGCTCTGCCAAGCCGTATGATGTGCTTTCAGTCATACGCCCGTATCACTACGGGTTCAACGAACAACGAAGACGTTGGGTTAGAAAGGATGATAAATGAACGAAATTTATCTTCTATAACCACCCTCATTATGACATGTCTTGAACTTTTTGTCAATAAATGCGAAATTTTTTGCAATAAAAAACAGCCCCCGCAAAGCGAGGGCATTTGTCTTATCTAAAGGAGCTTTACCTCCTGTTTTATACTTGTGTGGCATTAGCTAAATACTTATCTTCTACCCATTGTTCGGATTGCGGTGCATTAATACGTGACCAACCGTTTATTTTTTCGTACACTCTCACACGAGTACCCGCTTTGATAAACTCTTTATCGGTGCTACTTGCGTTTGGTTTAGATTCTACGTAATAATCTGTGCTTAGAGTCGCTTCGTAGTACGGCGTATTTGAGTTATCTAGCTTAGTATTAACATCTAAACGCTGATTAAAGCTAACTGCTTCTTGCGGTTTATCTGCTTTTGGTACAGTCACTTGGCTATTGTCGTCAGCTAATAAAACGACATTTTTATCTAGTCCCCCAGCGACTCCGACGCTTGTAAATTGCCACCAGCGCACGCCGTCCATTGATGGGAAATAGTCCCAAAGTGGGTCTTTTCGTACTTCGTAGTCTGGATAACCAGCTATCCAAATGCTGTTTGGGTACTTAGCGATAATTTGCTGATAATCAATATTATTAAGCGTAAATGGCTTATAGCTGTAGTAAACAGGCTTGTAACCAGCGCTAGCGATTTTATCCATAAATGCAATAACTGCGTTTGTGTTAGCTTGCTTGTCTGCGCTTGCGGAATCTTCATAGTCAATGACTAAGTATGATACTTTTTTGCTTGGTAAGTTAGACAAAAATAAGTCTGCTTCCCGTTGCGCTAAAGCACTATCACCGCCAAAACGTCCAAAGTGATAATAACCAATCGGGTCACTAGTATTAGCTTGTTGTTGATGCCTATCAGACAGCCAAGCGAGCGACTCAGATACTTTGATAATCGTTTTAGTAGTGCCAGCTTGCTGACAAGTAGTGGTTAAGTCTGCTTGTTGATAAGCTGATACATCAATAAAATAATCGCCTTTATTTAGTCCTATATTACCTGTAACAGTAACTGCATTTTTAAAAACTTTTGGCCTAAAGGCAGTTGGGTATGTTGCGGAGTATGGGATTTTTACAATATTGTATGCGCCATTAGCACCGCCTTGATTTTGCCCCAAAAACCAGCCATATCCGCCTCCTGCATCGCTGTCAAAAATTGCTACATGACTGTAAGGCGTTACACCGTCAACAACCATAAAAATAGCAACATCACCAGCTTGCATAACTTCCACTTCATCAAAATAGTTTAAGATACCATTTTCGTGACGTTGCTCCCATATATCCCTTGCGTATCCTGTATTTGTACAGTTTGCGTATGGCAGTCCTAGATACTTACAGTAATCTGCGTAGCCATCCCAACATTGTGCACCGAAAGACCCATCAATATCATAAGCGTTACCATTTGACCTGCTTTTATATTCTTGATAAGTTGCCATTTACTCCTCCTTTCCAAAAAGTAAATAAATCGGATAACTAAAAAAAGCAACCACTGCAAGCGGTATGTACAGTATTGCTATTGCTAGTACCATTGCTATTTTAGTGATTGCACGCATGTCCCCTCCTATTTTTTTGGCTCGTGGTAAGTCAATGCTTGCTCACTGTCTGAAAGACCTTCGGTTGTTGGGTCTGTAACAATACCTGCAATAACAAGTACTGAAAACACACTATTAACAACTACTAACAATTTATTACCTAAATCACTAAGTTCAAGTGTATAACCAAAAACATTTGCAACTGCTTGTACAACTAAAAATATTGCTGGAATAATTGCTGACCAAAATGCTTTGTTTTTAATTCTTACTTTCCAATTAATCATGTTATTTCTCCTCTTTTTCTAGACGACCAATGCGGTCACTCATATAAGACATCTCCTTTTGGACAACACCAATGGTCTGAGAAATGTCCTGTAACTGTTCTGTATTTTTATCTAAGTGACCTTTGAGCCACTCTTCACGTTTGTTAGATTCTGATTTTGATTGGTCATGGAAATCCATTAGCTTTTTCTCACGCTTATCAGACGTTCGCACCAGATAACCAACCACAATCATAAAAAGCAAGATAAAGAGAATAGCCCACACAAATTGTGATTGAGCGATTCTTTCTGCTTGTTCTACTGTCATCCGACTACCTCACTAACTTGCTAAAATTTCAGCAAGTAATTCTTCATCGCACATAATTGCAAGTTGCTCTTTTGTTTTGTTATTAATAAACTCTGAAAATCCCTTTTTAACAAAACTTGACCAAGCCATACGTCCATAATATAAGTCAATCGCAAATAATTTAATCATCATATCTATCCCTTCTTCCTGTAAAAAAATTCTAACCAATAGCAATAAGATCTTCATCTTTTAAAACCTCTTTTGCGTAAAGCGTACTTATCAGATTGATAAGTGTTTGTGTGCCTGTTGATGTTGATGTACTTAGTTCAGTCATTTTTTCAGACTGAGCTTTATCTTTATACTTTTCGTCGTAAAATATCTGCTCACACTTTTCAAGCGTTTCTGCAAAAGATTTATT